CTACCGCTGCCGCACCAACGGCGGCGACGAGGTCGTGGGTTCGCGGTACACCTACTACGAACTCATCGAGGAGGACGGCGAGCCCAAGGCGGTCCTGCACTCGTTTGTCCTCCCCGCGGACAGCGGAGACAACTACCCCTACCTCCTCGAGCATGAATATCCTCGGCCTGTCTCGTACAAGGCCACCGAGGAGATCCTCCTCGCAAAATACAATCCGCTGCACCGCAGCCGCAAGAAGGTGCGTCTGTCCGAACTCTGCGGATACTTCTTCAGCGAGGAGGACGAACGCAGGTCGACCCTGGTCGGCCTGATGGCTGCCAGGCTCGACCTCCTGATGCGGGAGACGATCCCCGCCATCGTGATCGACGAGATCACCGGCTGCAGGGACACCGTCAATGCCTACGATTCGTTTGAGGATTGGTGCAATTCGTGCATGACTGGCTCCGATTCGGAGTACACCGAGATCTGGGGTACCAACCCCAAGCAGTGTCGTCTGCTCGTCCTCCGCGAGGAGGAGAACAACGAGACGCTGGCACGTGTGCTGGTGTTCCGTCCTGCGACGACCACGCTGACCCTCGACGACAGCAAGCAACTCGAGGATCTTCCCCTCGGGCCAGGCTGGTACTACGGTCGCATCTACGGGGACAAGCGTCTGCGCTCTCCCAACCGCACCGAACAGCGGTGCATGGGCATCGCCGCTGCCCATCTCGAATCCATCGGGATCAAGTCGCTGAACGCACAGCCCACCGGCATCGTGCCGCTGCGACTCACCGAGTACAGCCCGTACATCGACTGGGGCCGCATCTACTGGTGCTCCTCGACCGAGGAGGTCGTCTGGGCCCAGTCCATCGACAACCCCACCCTTCAGCGGTGGAAGGCGACGGTTACCCGTCCCCGTGAGATCGAGTCGTTCACCGATGGCTCTGGCTTCGGCAACAACAGGGAGACCCACACCTGCACGTGCTGCGAGAACGGCTACGACGGCGAGGAGGAGGGTGCGTACGTCCAGCACTACGGCAACGTCTGCCAAGGCTGCCTCGACGATAACTCGAACTTCGTCGTCGACGACCAAGGCGAGTGGCAGACAACGGACAACTGCCACCGCTTCATGTCTCTTACATGCAGCGCGGCGAACCTCGGCTGGCGCTCCAATGACAGGGGCACCGACCTCGACGACGGTGTCTACATCCACAACAGCGCTCACTCGACGCGTGTCAGTCGCCGCAACAACGGCACGTGGACGACGGTGCGCATCGAGATCGTTGCTGTCGTGTTCGACGACGAGACCGTCTTCGTGCCCAGCGATGAGGCGCTCGAGTTGCCTTCTGGCGAGTGGGCATGGGTGCACGACGAGTCGCTCGTCACCGTCACCAAGGAGCTGGTGCTCAACGACAAGGGCAACCTTGTCCTCAAGGATCTCGACGAGGAGACCCGCACGGTCGACAACGACTGCATCAAGGTCGACGACGTCTGGGTGCTCGACTCGACGGACATCTTCTGGTTGAGCCGCAGTGGGCACACGCTGCGTGACGTCGGTCGCTGCGTCACCGTTCAGGAGAACGCGAACAGCAGGGTCGGCGTCAAGCTCCTCAAGTACGGCGCACGGCACGTTCTGCTCGATGCCGAGGACATCGTCGTGTTCAACGACATGCCCAACTTCGACGCGTCCGAGCTCCCGCACGGGGCTCCCCGGGTGGGGCAGTACTGGAACGGCAGGGGCTTCCCTGTCCGCATCGGTGCTCGCAGCATGCCGATGCCGCTCTGCGGCTCCCGCACCGTTGTGAACCAGTGCATCTGGTCCAACCAGTTCGGAAAGGGCGTCACCGTCGGCTGGTGCTACGGCAACACCAACGGCTACGCCATCGCTGACGACAGCAACTGGCTGTCCGCGTTCACCCGCATGCTGATCAAGAACGACACGTTCTCGCAGTCCGAGGTCGATGTTCAGGTCGCATTCGTCAACACGTCTGGCAGCGTGGTGCGCAGGGCGTACACCGCTGGGTACATCTCCTGCGGCAACCTGACGCTGTTCATCGGCAGTCGTGGCTCCATCGAGGGTGCAACGTACTACCTCGGCGGCGAGATGGTCGCAATCGACGTGTCGTGCCTCGGCGGTGAGTTGCGCACCCTCTGCCAGGCCTACAACTGGGGCCGCAGCGAGGAGACCCAGCGTGCTCTGGTCAACTTCATGGCCTCGTACGTGGTTGACAACACGATCTACTACAACAACCCCCACGTCGGTGTTCTCGGCTCTTCCCTCCTCATCACCGACTTCAACACTGGAGTTACTGCCTAATGTGGACCCCATCCTACCGCAAGTTCAAGGACACCCTGATGTCCATGTGTCGCATGACGACACCGCACGGCACCGAAGCCTACGTGTGGCCGATGCTGCCGGCCCCTCCGTACGGTGCCGCTCCCAACAGCAGTCGCCGCTACTCGCAGGGCTCGACGTTGGTCGACGCCCACGGCAACTACATCGTCAAGGTGCCCGGCGACGGTGACCGCATCATGTGGACGGCTCACTGCGACACCGCCGACTCGCACCCCACTCAGGTCAACCTCAAGTTCCGCAACGGCATGCTTGCGACCGACCGCAAGTCCATCCTGGGTGCGGACGACAAGGTCGGCTGCGCCATCATGGCGATGATGATCCGCAGCGGGTGTCCAGGCACCTATTGCTTCTTCGCTGGCGAGGAGGTCGGGTGCGTCGGATCCGAGAAGATGGCTGACGACACCGAGATGCTCGAGTACGACTGCTGCATCTCGCTTGACCGCCGTGGCTACGGCGACATCATCACCCATCAATGCGGCAAGCGCACCGCATCCGACGGCTGGGCACAGCAGTTGGCCGAGACCATCGGCAACTACAGCAGCGGCACCATCTCCATGAAGCCCGATCCCACTGGGGTCTTTACCGACTCCCGTGAGTTCCGCGACCTCATCCCCGAGTGCACCAACCTGTCGGTCGGCTACTTCCACCAGCACACCCACGACGAGAAGACCAACGTCGACTTCTCGTACCTGCTGTGCCTGGCTCTCATCCGCATGGCGCACGATTGCGCCGTTCCGACTCCTGTTCGTGACATCATCTCCGAGTCAGACAGTCATCCTGACCTGTACGGTGGATGGCGTAGTCTTGACTTCAAGTCCAAGTACCCAGCCGCATCCGATCCTGACTGGTGGTCCGAGGACGAGTGGCGCAACCGTGACTGGAAGGCAGGTCTCTGATGAATATCAAGCAATACTACATCTTCATCGACAACTTCATGATCTCGTACGGCTACCGCATCAACACCCACGATGCGGACGACGTGTTCCAGCGCGCATGCGTCCAAGCCCTCGAGAAGGGCGACGAGGTGGGTGGAAACAACTTCTTCGGCTACCTGAAGTACTCCTGCCTCCGCTTCTTCAAGTCAGATCTACCCAAGATGCGGCACGAACGGTTCGACAAACTGCCCGATAGACCCGCTAAAAAGCGGGAGATGACCCCACTCGAGCTGTCCGAGCTGATGGACGAGATCGAGCGGGAAATCGGGAATCTTCCCCCCAAGGATAGGGCTGCTCTGAATCTGGAGATTCTCGGAATCTCGGCTCCAGAGGCTGCCACCATGCTGGGTACGAGCCCCACGGCCCAGTGGGTCAGCCGGTCCCGTGGGGTGAAGACCCTGCGGGATCGACTGAATCGACAGGGGTAGTATTTACCCGACGGGAATGAGGAAACCTCTAGTAGTACTATAGGTAGCCATACAGTAGAGATCTACATAGATGTCATCTAGGTATGGCTACCTATAGGCTAGCATAAGGACTCCCCTATGGATCGCTACAACAACCCCTACGCTGACCTCATCTCAAAAATCGACATGATTCATGACAGGACTGAGTGTGTCGATGACAGGCAGGTCCTGGTACAGGCCATCAACGCATTGGAGCGTCTGGCCAAGCGTGTTCAGCAACTCGAACTGGAGAACAAAGTTGGTTGACATCATTCTGCTGCAAGTCTCGCCCTGCAACGATCGCACCGTCATGGTGGACGTCGTCGTGCGTTCCGACGATCCCATCCGCCTTCAGGCAGTCGACATGGCGTTCGGATGGAATCCCAAGGATCTCCGTCTGGTGGGTGTCACCACCGACAACGCCACCGTTCCCAACCTGATCGTCGACATTCCCCAGATCCCGTGGGACTTCTACGGGATCAACGAGCAGGATCCTCCCGCCGATGGCGACGGCTACTTCATGTGGCTGTCCCCGCTGTGCGGTTGCGCAACCATGATCGACACCGATGTCCTCGGCACCCTTGTGTTCGAGCGCATCTCCGACCGCATCTCTGATGTCTACGTCATCCCCACGGCTGGTCCCCTCTACCCGCTCGACACCACCGTCTACGCCTCGGAGATCCCCGGTCTGAACATGACCGGAAACTTCTTCGGCTGCACCGTCGGCAACTGCCTCGACTTCATCACCAAGTAAGGAGAAACCATGGACTTCATGCTCATCACCGGATTCGGTCTCTTCGCCGCTGGCATCGTCTGGAACGTCTACTCGCTGTACATGCTCGAGAAGCGGGTCGACAGGATCATGCAGAACATCGAGGACCTCGATCAGGACATCACCGACAACGTCTGCGCCTTGGACTACCACATCGGCAACAACCGACAGGCGATCGAAGACCTGACTCGGGTCAGCGGTCGCCACACGATCGAGTTGAACAAGCTGAACGACGTGGCAGAGGCTGCCCGTCTGAAGAAGCAGAACGACTACCTGCAGGAGTTCGTCGATTCCGGTAAGGTGTACAAGCAGCAGATCGCTGACAACAAGAAGGCCATCAAGGATCTCATGCCATGAGTAATGACATCGTGTCGCGGCTGCGCAAGGAAATATCCAAGCGTGATCGACCGTACCCAGTCGAGTTGCTTCCTGAACTAAAGGAAGCCGCCGACGAGATCGAACGGCTGCGTAAACGCGTAGCCATCTTGGAAGAACTGCATCTCAGGAGCAGCACCAATGAGTGACACCACACGCGATATCGTCTTCCGCCACCACTTCAAGCGACTCGAGCCCCTGCTGGACGGCAAGGTCGTCAGTATCGTCATCGACGATTCCGCTGACAGCACGGCCCCCTTCGTTGGTCTCCACATCAAGTGTCCCAACGGGGACACCTACGAGATCGTCGCCATGCGCGACGAGGAGGGCAACGGGGCTGGCGACCTGATGATTGGAAAGATCCTCACCAATGGCAAGACCCCCGTGGGATGAACGTCGTCTAGCCGTCTGGCGCAACCAAGGGATCCGGGGCATGACCCGTGGCCTGTTCTTCCGCATGTGGGACGAACAGGATGGAAAGTGCAGTATCTGCCAAGAGATACTGTACACCGGCTCCAGTGGTCGTTCGGGCTACACGCTCGACCACGACCACGACACTGGCAAGCCCCGGTCCCTGCTGTGTCAGGGCTGCAACAAGCACGGTGCCCTCAAGGAGGGTGCCGACATCGAGAGGTTCAAGGGTACTCCGTACTACGACTATGTGCATCGGCACAGAAAGAAGGTCGAGGATGTGGGACAACCTGACGGAACAGGAACAGATCAGATGGGTGGTGGAGAACGACGAGAGGGAGGTCAAGGCTGTTGCTGATGGCGTTGCGCGAATGCAACGATCCATGGAACACGCCGACCTCTCCAAACCAGAGCGCATGGTCATCGTGCAGCGCTACGAGACCCTGGCCAAGGCCATCAAGGCCGATCAGGAAGCGTTGCTGGGTGGCATGGCGATGCGAGGTCGACCGCAGACATGGGGTCCTGCCTACCTGACGATCGACGCCGAGAAACTAGCCGTAATCACCCTTGGTGTCGCGGCTTCCTCCATCGGCATCGGTGCAGCGGAGTCGATGAAGCTGGTGAATACGGCTGCTCGCATTGCAGAGGACGTGAAGAGACAGCACGAACTCGAGGAGGTGCTGCGCATCAACAGGGAGCGCAGCAAGGACGACAAGGGCTTCAGCCGCAACTTCGCCAAGCGTCTCAGCGGGGACACCGAGAAGGTGAAGAAGCTGTACAAGAAGATGAACGACGGCTCCCTGAAGTGGTCCATCACGGAGCGCATCGGTCTTGGTAGTAGACTGCTGAAGATTCTTGCCGACTGCAACATCGGCTGGGACATCACCCTCACCCGTGATGGCAAGAAGCAGGTCTACTACATCCAGCCCAACGAGGACCTGTACAACGAGGTGCTGAGGAACACGGACAACTGCCTTGAGATGGCCAACCCATACTTCAAGCCGATGACGTGTCCTCCTGTTCCTTGGAGCCACGATAAAGACACCATCATCGGCGGCTACAGGATCATCAAGGCGAATGGCGTCAAGTACAGGGGCAACGCTGCCAGTCACCGTCTCGACCTTAGATCGCATCCCATGGCCGAGGCTCTGGCCGGCATCAACGCCATCCAGAGCGTCGAGTGGGAGATCGACACGGACACGCTGTCGATGGTCAAGCGGATCTTCAATGCCAACAACCCCGAGTGGAGCCACCTGATTCCGGTGGCGCAGACAGACCGTCCCAAACTCGATCCCATCGAGAAGGGGGCAAGCAAGGCAGAGATCAAGATCTGGAGACAGAAGAAGGAAGCGGCCATGGCTGCACTGAAGGAGGCGGCATCCCGTCGTCTCTCCGTTGCGTTTGCCGTCGCAACCGCCGAATCGTTGGTCGGCAAGCCTGTCTTCTTCGTCCACGAATTCGACTGGCGTGGTCGCATCTACCCCGTGTCAGCAGGACTGTCTCCCCAAGGCACGGACGTCGAGAAGGCAATGCTGAGGTATGCGGAGCGATTCCCTCTTGGGAAGAACGGCCTGAATCGTCTGAAGATCTGGGCCGCTGGGTGTGCAGGTGTCGACAAGGTGTCGTTTGAGGATCGCATAAAGTGGTGGGACACGACATGGGGCGACAGCCCTGATCCCGACAACGACATGAGGTGGACCGAGTATGACGATCCGTTCCTGTTCGCACAGGCGGCGCGTGAGATCAGGAGGGCGATCGCGTCGGGCTCTCCTGCCACGTACATGAGCAATGTCTCATGCTGCGTCGACGGATCTCAGAACGGTCTGCAACACCTGTCAGCCATGGGACGCGATGAGATAGGCGGCGAGGCCGTCAACCTCATCGACGGGGTGGTGCCGCGTGACCTGTACGCGGCGGTCGGCAATCTCGTTCACGTCGCGGTGGAGGGCGACGCACAGGAGATGCTGAACAGCGGTAACGTGACCGACGAACTCGGTCAGCCGCTGCCGCCCCTTGTCTGGAGCGAGCAGCTGGAGAACGCCAAGGCGCGGCGAAAGACGGTCAAGCGATCCGTCCTAGCCTACCCTTACGGCGTCACCAAGTCAGGCATGTGCAATGGCCTGATGGAGGATGGGTTCACGGATGGTCTGCCGGGCTCCAAGCACAGGAACGCTTGGTACCTTGCGGAGAAGATCGACCTTGCCGTCCGAGACGTGGTGGTCTCGGCTGCAAGGCTGATGGATTGGTTCAGGTCTGTTGCCGAGGCGTTGGGCAACCGAGGCATCCCGCTGTACTGGGAGACCCCCGTTGGTTTCCCGTGCTGCATGCGGTACGCAGTCAAGTACGAGAAGCGCATCGAGGTCAACGGATTCAAGTTCAGCGTCCTAGAGGACACGGACGAGATCCACACCGCTGCCCAGATCAGGGGAGTGGTCGCCAACATCGTCCACTCCTTTGATGCCTCGCATGCAGTCAGGACGTGCCTACGTCTGGTGGCTCAGAACTACAAGTCGTTCCACTTCGTGCATGATTCCTTCGGGTGCCATGCAGGACGTGTCGACTATCTGAACGCCGCCCTCAGGCAGGAGTTCGTCAGGATCCACTCCGATGACCTCATCGGATGGTTCAAGGCATACGCTGAGAGCCATCAAGTCGAAGTGGCTCCTGTCCCATCCCTTGGCAAGCTGGATCTCGAGCAGGTCAAGACCTCGAGCTTCTTCTTTGCCTAATTACCCGCCGTAAATGAGGAACACATGAACATCGCACTGATAGACTCGGACATCATTGCATACCGATCGGCTGTCCTATGCGAAGAGGCGGACGAAGCCGACGCGATCGACCTGTGCGACAGGATGCATGAGGTGTGGCTCGATGCCGCACACTGCGACCTGCCCGTCAGGTGCCTCACGGTCGGCAAGTCGTTCAGGTCCGTCGCTTGGCCTGACTACAAGGCCAACAGGGCGTCGAAGCCCAAGCCCCGCCATCTACAGGCGGTGCGTCAGCACATCATCGACTGCGGCAGCATGATGCATCCCGGCTGGGAAGCCGACGACATCATGGGATTCATCCACACAGGCAAGCCGCTGGCCTGTGATTTCAACACGGTCATTGTCACGGTGGACAAGGACCTTGATCAGGTGCCAGGATGGCATTGCAACCCCGACAAGGAGACCATGTACGAGGTCTCCGTCGAGGACTCCGAACTGTACCGATGGATGCAGGTGTTGTCGGGCGATACCACCGACAACTACGCCGGCATTCCAGGTGTCGGAGAGAAGAAGGCCATGAAGCTTCTCGCGGACGTTCCTATCTGCGATCTCGAGAAGACCGTCAGGGCCGTGTATGCCGAGAAGGAATTGGACGACAACTATCTGTCGGCCATGATGACCTGTTCATTCATTGTTCAGTACACCGAGGAGGTTGAATGCGCGCTGTTGTCTCAGGATTCGAGCGAGGAGTCCACTCTGGTATCTTTCCTGCGGTCACTCAGGCCGCCGCATTTCTCACGCGGAGCGGCTGGGATGTCATCAACCCAGTGACGCAGGACAACAGGACGCTGTGGCCCACTGGAATCTCGCCGCCATCCAAGGCATTCCGCAACCTTGCGATTGCCGAGGACGTCAAGGCGTTGAGCGAACCTGGGGTCAGTCTGGTGCTGCTTCCGGGGTGGACGCAGTATCCTGAAGCACATGCTATGGTGGCCGTGGCCGAGGCCATGGGCCGAAACGTGATGGAACTTTCCGAACAGTTCCTAGCCAAGGAGCCTGAATGTCAAGAGTCCTCGTAATCGGAGACACGCACTGTCCCGCAATGCACAAGGGATACGTGCCCTTCCTCAAGAAGGTGCAGAAGAAGTGGAAGACAAACAAGACGATCCACATCGGTGACGTCGTCGACCACCACTGCATCTCGTTCCACGACAAGCACCCCGACAATGAGGGTGCCGCCGCGGAATACAAGCAGAGTTACCTGCAGATCGCCGCCCTGTACTCCAACTGGCCCGATCTGGTGGTGACCATCGGCAACCACGACGCCCGTGTGCGTCGGCTGAACTCCAAGATCGGCATCCCTGCGATGTACCTCAAGGGGTTCAACGAACTGTACGGGACCACCACGTGGAAATGGACCGAGGCGACCGAGATCGACGGTGTCCACTACTACCACGGCGAGGGTGCAGGAGGTCAGCATCCCGCCTTCTCAGCGGCCAAGATGCGCATGCAGCCTACCGTGATGGGTCACTATCACTCGGCATGCGGCGTCTGGTTCCAGGCAGGACCCACCCAGAAGGTGTGGGGAATGAACGTCGGCTGTGGCGTCGACCGCAGCCACTGGTCAATGCAGTACGGTGCTGCATTCCTGAAGAAGCCCATCATCGCCTGTGGCGTCGTCATCGACGGGACGCCGTTCGTGGAGACCATGGACCTATGAAGACCCCTAAGGACTGGGAGATCATGATCACGGCCATCACCAAGTCGGTCATCGAGAGTGGTGCGCCGAAGGAAGAGTGGGAGGACCGCATCCGACACGGTCTTCGCATCGTGATGACGCTGACCAACGCAGCCATGGCAAAGGAGTCCAAGTGAACAAGCGACAACTCGACAGACTCGTCAGGATCACAGGCGACCTCGAAGACGTGGTCCTCAACAACGAATCCATGTCCCGATCGGAGATTGACATGAAGATCTCGTCCATCTACATCAGGATGACCGAGACCATCGGGGCCCTCATGCTCGACATGGATGAGCCAAACGGGGTTCTCGAATGACAATCAAGGAAGTACGCCAGCTTCTATCCGCTTGGCAGAACAGGCTTGGTCTGGGTGTGTGGAAGATCACGGTTCAGTGGGGCTGCGTCGAAGGAGCCCACGGACACGTCGACTTCGATGTCCTGCACCGTCAGGCCGCGATTTTCATCAACAAGCCAGCCAAGCTTCCGGATACCATCAAGGTGGAGTACGTGCTTGTGCACGAACTGCTCCACTTAGTTCTCATCGAACTAGAACTGGTTGAGAAGTCCAAGAACGACATCAAGGAAATGGTTCTCGAGCGAGTCGTGAACCAACTCACAAACGCACTACTGGAGCGCAACAAGCAATGAGCAAGACCACCAACGGCAAGCCCAGCATCTTCTTCTCCCCGACCCTCAAGAGCCCCCTCGGCTCGGCCCTCTTCGCCAAGCTCGAGGAGCCCGACGTGTTCAAGGGAGGCGAGCCGACGTGGAAGATCACCGTCGTGTTCGATCCCAAGGACAACGAGTACAACGCGTTCATGACGACCCTCGCCCAGTTCGCCGCCGACTTCTCGAAGGACTGTGGCAAGACGGTCGATCCCAACTCGGTGATCCGCACCGACAAGAACACCGGCATGCCGTGCATCACCTTCAAGTCGAAGGCCAAGCAGGGCGATGACGGCAAGTTCCTCAAGCTTCAGGTCGTCGACACCGACAAGCAGCCGACCACCGAGCCGTGGAACGGCGACAAGGTCCGTGTCGCGTTCAAGTTCGGTGGCTGGACGTCTCCCTTCGGTGCCGGCATCAAGCCGTACCTGAGCGCCGTTCAGGTCATCGAGCGTCGTCCCAAGTCGTCCGGTGGGTTCAACGCCGTCAACGTGTTCGACGACGCCCCCGCCGAGGTGGAGACGCCGTTCTAATGGTTCACGTCTTTCAGATCGACCCGGTCCCTGCTTCGAGGCCTCGCGTCTCGAAGTACGGGACCTACTACCTTCCCACCTACCGAGCATTCAAGAAGCAGATGCAGGAACTGGTGGCCAAGGATCACAAGCAGTTCAAGAAGGCGCAGGGGCCTCTCAGCGTAGCCGTATGGTGCTGCGTTGAGAGGCCCAAGACGACCAAGCGTGACTTTCCAACGGGCGACGTAGACAACTACGCCAAGGCCGTGCTGGACTCCCTCAATGGAGTCCTGTGGGAAGACGACGACCAGATTGTCGAACTGGTCGTTCGGAAGTCGTACTGTGATGACGACAAGCCCTACATCTTCGTGGAGGTCAATGCAGACGAAGCAATCCAGAGTCATCTCCCGAAGGAGATGTCCAAGATGCGCAAGCAACGGAAGGGATCAAAGCGGCGACAATCTCGCCGTGTATGACGACGGCCACTGCTATTGCCATGCATGCAGTCACTACGAGAGCGGCGACAAGCCGCAGGAGATCCAACCAAGAATGAGTGCGCACACCATGAGCGGGGAGTACAGCGACCTCCCGCACCGCAGGTTGTCCTCCGACACCTGCCGCATGTACGGGTATTCGGTCGGATCAGGTGGCGAGGAGATCGCCAACTACTACAGGGACGGCAAGGTCGTGGGACAGAAGATCCGTCGACCGGGCAAGAAGTTCTCATGCCTCGGTGACATGTCTTCCCCGCCTCTGTTCGGCCAACACCTGTGGAAGCTCGGTGGCAAGCGCGTCGTCGTCACCGAGGGTGAGATCGACTGCCTGACGATCGCACAGGCGCAGGACTGCAAGTGGCCTGTCGTGTCCCTCCCGACGGGAGCAGCGGGAGCGGCACAGGCAGCCAAGACCAACTACGAGTTCCTCGCTTCGTACGACGAGGTGGTCTTGTGCTTCGACAACGACGATCCCGGCAAGATGGCGGCACTGGCTGTAGCCGAACTACTGCCACCCGGCAAGGCCAAGATCGCCACCCTGCCTCGCAAGGACGCCAACGAGATGTGGCTTGCTGGTGAGGCCCGTCAGTTGATCACGTGTCTGTGGGAGGCGCAGACGTACCGCCCCGACGGCATTCTGCATGTCAAGGACGTTCCAAACAGCAACAGTTCATCCACCGAGGTTTGGGAGTTCCCGTGGCCAGTGCTCACGGACTACCTCATCGGACAACGAGCAGGAGAGATCACGCTATGGACATCCGGAACAGGAAGCGGAAAGTCGACGATCATTCGCGAACTTGCCATGCATCATCTCGATCAAGGTCGACCAGTCGGTCTGATCATGCTCGAGGAGTCGCCAAGCGAGACCGTCGACGACATCGTCTCGCTGATGCTGAACAAACCCGTGCGACGAACATTTGCACTACGTGCCCTCAACTCCCTTCGAGTTGCTACCGGCAAGCAACCGGCCGAGGCTGACTTCGACGACAGTCTCGAGGACACCGAGTACAATCAGGCACGGTCCACCCTCAACGGGTTGCCTCTCTACATCTACGACCACCTCGGGTCGTCGTCGTTCGAGAACCTGATCAACCGCATCGAGTACATGGCGGTTGGTCTCGGTTGCAAGGTCGTCATCCTCGACCACATCACCGCCGCCGTTGCCGGCATGCTTGCCAACAGCGACGACGGTGGGTCGGAACGACTCATGATCGACGAGATGATGAAGCAGCTCAGGTCCATCGTCGAGCGCACAGGTGTGCACCTCGACGTCATCAGCCAACTCAGGAAGCCGTCCACAGGCAAGGGGTACGAGGAGGGTGCACGAATCACCGTGCAGGATCTCCGCGGCTCCGGCAGCCTGTCGTCGGTCCCCAACACGGTCATCGCACTAGAGCGAGATCGTCAGCACACCGACAAGGACATGGCCAACACCACCGTTGTCCGCGTCCTCAAGAATCGTTTCACAGGTCAGTCGGGAATCGCATCCGCACTGCGGTACGACTACCGGTCTGGCCGTCTTCAGGAGGTCGGAGTCGCAGTCAACGCCGAAGGTGAGATCATCTTCGGTGACAACAACTCGACCATCGACCCATTGTCAGTCCTCAGCAACGAAAGCCTCTCATGATCCAGATTCCCGACAACTTCCCGTCCTACACGTCCTACTCGCCCAAGACCCTGATCATGCAGGTCGATACCCTGAAGGCGGCCCTCCGCGAACTCCAGCAGGAGATCGTCGCGCTGAAGGCTGCCCAGACCCCGACCAAGATCAAGGCCGACAAGACCGAGAAGGCCTGAACAACCAGACAAGGAGTAAGCGCTACCCATGAACGTACTAGTAGCATGCGAATACAGCGGCGTTGTCCGCGACGCCTTCCGAAACCTCGGCCACAATGCGTGGTCGTGCGACATCCTCGAGTGCGAGGCCGATCCCAGATTCCACATTCAACGCGATGTCCTACAGATCTTGGATCAGGACTGGGATCTAATGATTGCACACCCGCCATGCACTTACCTGTGTCGAGCGGGTACATCGTGGAATAAGCGTAGGCCTGAGAGGCACGCCCTTCAGGACGAAGCAGCCGAGTTCTTCATGGCGTTGTACAACTGCAACATCCCAAAGATTGCGGTTGAGAATCCCGCCGGTGTAATGTCCACTCGGTTTCGACCGCCTGATCAGTACGTCGAGCCCTACTACTTTGGTGATCCGTATCCAAAGAAGACGGGCCTGTGGCTCAAGAACCTACCCAAGCTTGTTCCGACCAACGTCGTGGAGCCTTCCGTTGTCCACTACAACGGCAAGAGGTACAGCGTCATTCACGATGGTCCCCCAGGAACCAACCGCAAGGATCGGGCAAAGGCACGTAGCAAGACATTCCAAGGACTAGCCGACGCAATGGCCTCCCAGTGGGGCAAGGAGTAAGCACTACCCATGGCTAAGATCGCATTCTTCGACATCGAAGCGGACAACCTCATTCCAGACGTCACCAAGATGCACGTCGCCGTCGTCAAGGAGAAGGGTTGTGACCCTGTCATCGTCTACACCGTCAGGGATCTCATCGAGGAGTTGAACAAGTACGACATCGTCGTCGGTCACAACTGCCTTGCGTACGACATCCCCGCCATGTACATGATCTCAGGCATCCACCCGTCGTGGATCAAGCCAGTCATCCACGACACTTGCGTGATGTCCCGTCTGTTGTGGCCCGACCGCAACATGCACCCCGCCGGTGGCTCGAGTCTGGAGGCGTGGGGCAAGCACCTCGGCCTACACAAGGGCGACCACACGGACTTCACCCAGTTGTCGCCCGAGATGATCGCGTACTGCATTCAGGACGTGTGCATCACCGAGCAGATCTACATCAAGCTCCTTCCCCTGCTGGATGCCTGTCCCCACGCGTTCGAACTCGAGTTGGCCACCGCTGCCATCATCGGTCGGCAGATCGCCAATGGCTTCGGATTCAGTACGCTGGACGCCAACTGCCTTATGGCAGATCTGAACTGCCAATTGGCAGATGTCACCGACTCCCTCCGTCAGGCGTTCCCGCCCAAGGAGGTGCCGCTCAAGACCAAGATCAAGTACGTCGACTTCAACCCAGGTTCCCGCGACATGATCGCCGCGGCCCTGATGAAGAAGTACAAGTGGAAGCCGACCGAGTTCACCGAGACGGGCAAGCCAAAGATCGACGAGTCCGTCCTTGACGAACTCGACTATCCTGAGGCCGCGCTGTTGTCCAAGTACTTCATGCTTGACAAGCGCAAGTCCCAGTTGGCGTCTTGGCTCGAGGCCGTCCACGACGGCAAGATCCACGGTTCGGTCAACACCAACGGTGCCGTCTCGGGTCGCATGACCCACAGCGGTCCCAACATGGCTCAGGTGCCTCGCTGTGGCTCTCCCCTCGGTTACGAGTGTCGCTCGCTGTTCAGGCCTACCAACCCCGACTGGGTTCAGGTCGGTGCCGATGCCAGCGGACTCGAGTTGCGCATGTTCGCCCACTACCTCGCGGCCTTTGACGACGGAGCGTACGCCAAGGTCATCTGCGAGGGCGACGTCCATACTCACAACCAGATCATGGCTGGTCTCAAGACCCGCGATCAGGCCAAGACGTTCATCTACGGTCTTCTGTACGGCGCAGGTGATGCCAAGGTCGGCAAGATCGTCGACGGCACCGTGGCTGACGGAGCCCGTCTCAAGAATCAGTTCAAACGTCAGGTTCCGGCGTACGCCAAGTTGCTCAATCAACTCGAGTACGTCACCGCACAGCGCGGCTTCCTCCGCGGCCTCGACGGCCGTCCTTTGCCAGTCCGCTCGGCCCACAGCGCCCTCAACCTGCTGTTGCAGTCGGCTGGCGCGGTGGTGATGAAGCAAGCCCTGTACGTTCTGGACAATGAACTCCGAGCCCTGTATCCCGGGCGCTTCGCGTTCATGGCCAACATCCACGACGAGTGGCAGATCGAATGCGATCGCGCCATCGCTGACGACGTCGGTCGCATGGCTTGTGAAGCCATCGTGAAGGCCGGCGTCATGCTCAACCTCAAGTGCCCACTCAAGGGCGAATTCAAGATCGGCAACACCTGGGCGGAGACACACTGATGGTAGACTACATCATGCACATGGGAGACGACGAGACCGTATGCAACGCGGCTCGCGTCTCGATGGACAAGACGGCCGACATGTTCTCCGTCTCCCAGAACGCCAAGTTGATCTCGTACTTGGCAAAGCACAACCACTGGTCCCCGTTCGCCCACTGCACGATCCAGATGCGCTTCACGGCTCCCATCTTCATCGCCCGTCAGTTGGCCAAGCATCAGGTCGGGTTCGCGTGGAACGAGGTGTCTCGACGCTACGTGTCGTCCAAGCCGTCATTCTGGCTTCCCGACTCGCTGGAGTTCCGCATGAAGGCGGACAACGTCAAGCAGGGATCATCCGATGCGGTCCATCCCGAGTCCAAGCGCTTTGTCAAGAAGTGGGAGGATCTTCACATGTATGCGGAAATGGTCTACAACGACATGATCTTCAAGGGTGTCTGCCCTGAACAGGCCCGTGCCATCCTTCCCCAGACGATGACTACCCAGTGGATCTGGACAGGCTCCCTGTACGCATGGAGCCGCATGTACAAGCTCAGGGCCGACCCCCATGCCCAGCGCGAGGTTCAGTCCTACGCCGAGCAGGTCGGTGACATCGCATCCAAGCACTTCCCTCTTTCGTGGAACGCCCTCACGGAGGTCTGATGATCGTAATCGGATTTGCAGGACTTGCCCGTGGCGGCAAGACGACGGCAGCCAAGTTCATGTACGACTGGTGCCTTGCCCACGACATGAACCCCCTTCTCTACTCGTTCGCACAGCCCATGAAGAGGGCCGCACGACGAATCGGTCTGGACAAGAACAAGGAACCTGAGAAGTACAGGAAGACCCTGCAGCGGTGGGGAGAGACCCGTCGTGATCCGGAGTTCAGGCCAGGCATCAGCGGTCCTGACTACTGGATCAACCGCGTACTGCTTGAGTTGGCTCAGATCCAGATCACGGAACAAGACAAGTACGGCAGAATGGACAAGTTCGGCATGAACTCGGAGTTCAGGGAGACCGTTGTCATCTTCGACGACCTCCGTTACATGAACGAACTCGAGATGGTGAACGTCCTGAACGGCACCACGATATTCGTCGACGGTGCCAGCCGCATCAAGGATCTCGACGCCAAGTGGCGTCAGCATGAATCCGAGAAGTTGGCCATGCTGTACACTTTCGGAGCAATCCCAGACATCTTCGACTTCTACGTCAAGAACGAGCGCACAGAGGAAGAATTCAAGGAACTAGTCGAACTCCTCGCCCCGGCTTGGATCGACGTGGAGACACTCACATGAGTCGATTTGACCGCATCGAACAGATCGAGATCGAGAAGATCGCCAAGAAGGTGGCCGGAGGAGGAGGTGGCGGTTCAGGTACCGTCACCCAAGTGAACTCCGGCACGGGACTAACAGGTGGTCCTATCACCACCACGGGAACACTTAGTGTTAGTTTCGGTACATCCGGTACGACGGCTTGCGTGGGCAACGATTCACGGCTCACCAATGATAGGAACCCAACGGCTCACGCCGCTTCCCATGCGGTTGCTGGTTCCGATCCTATCACCTTGGCTCAGTCTCAGGTAACTAACCTTACCACTGACCTTGCTAACAAGAGCAATGTGGGACATACCCATCCACAGTCCGATGTAACTAACCTAACAACGGACTTGGCGGCCAAGGCTCCTAACACTCCGTCGTACCTAACACTTGCCACGGATGCAGGACTGACCAACGAACGGGTGGCCACAGCTGGTAACCACATCTCGCTGGTGGATGCGGGAGCTGGTTCGACGCTTACGATGGACTGGGACTACAATCCCGGTCGTCTGGCTATCATCGAATCCGAGTTCAATGCAACCGGAAACATGCTGGCTCAGGGATCAGGCACGGGTGCCTCGGTGGCCTACACCACGACTGGAATTGAAACCGCCGACCACATCGGTATCGGTCGAATCACGACTGGTACCACGGCAACCGGGCGATACGCACTCGGTAGTGCCAACGCCACCTGCGTGGTGCTCGGAACCTATCGGGTCCTGTTCACGTCGTGGGTCCGCATTCAGGCCGTCTCGGATGGAACCAACACCTTCATCCTCCAGTCGGGTCTGTTCGACAGCCTGACGGGAGCCCCTACAGACAGTCTGGTCTTCCAGTACACCCACAGCGTGTTCGGTGGCAACTGGGAATGCTCGGTCTACAACGCGGGTGGAAGCATCACCAGCGTCGATTCCGGAGTGGCCTGTGCCGTCAACACGTGGTACCGTCTGGACATCGACGTCAACGCAGCTGCCAACTCGACCCTGTTCAAGATCAACGGAACAACCGTCTACACCCACACAGGAACGACCCCCACGGGTACCGCCCGTGCCATGGGCTTCTACACCAACATCAGAAAGACCCTCGGAACAACCGCCCGTACTGCCGAAGTGGACTACATGGGGTACAGGACTTGGTTGACCCGGTGATTTACCCACCGAAATTGAGGAACTCTTTACTGTAGAGATATACTAGATGACATCTAGAATAGACTTTATGGACCTAAAGGACCCCCTTAGTACCATATCGGACGTCCTTACGGGCTTTCGTGCAGTGCATCTAGGTCTCAAGTACGGCGACAACTACCTGACCCTCCCTGAGGGAGAGATCTCTTCTTGGCGGCCCTACGAGGCAGCCCATAGGGTGATCACCCCATACATCCACTCTTCTTGGCATGTCGACCTGTCAGTGGGATCGCCCCTGATGGTCGCCATGCTGGGAGAGGGACGTTTGGTCGACAGCAAGTTGAGACTGTTCCTGACGGAATGGGCCCATCAGGGAGCCGACCTTGGTCTCTGGAAGTACCGTCCATTCCGGACATCCTGCGTAGGCACCGTGGCCACCATCCTCCGGTCCTGTCACATCCCCGTCACGGCCACCACCTCACTAGGTCTTCACTCCCAGTTGTCCGCCCTTCAGGGGCAATACGGGATCGAGAGAGTCCGATGAAAGACATCCCCCACATCACCCCCGAGCTGATCCTCTGGCTCGAGCGTACCTTCGTTCCCGTCACCGACACCCGTGGCATCGACCTCCGCGAGATCGACTTCAAGTCAGGTCAGTTCTCCGTGGTCGAGCACCTCAAGGCAATCGCAGAAAGGCAGAAGAGACATGGGACCATCAGTTCCTAAGGGCCCCTCTGCCCAACAGATCAAGACAGAATCCCAGCTGGAGGAGGAGCGCGTCAAGTTCGAGAACGAGAAGCGTCTCTTCATCGAGCGCGTCGGCTCCTACGAATCCATCGCACGTGACCGCCTCTCAGGCGAGCGCACCTCCTTCGAATCCGCCGACTTCGTCCCCATGGACGCCTCCGGCATCTACATCCCCCAGAAGTTCGATCCCTCCTTCGATCCCTCGAAGTTCGCGGGTCAGGACTTCAGTTGGTTCAACGCCCCCAACCTGGGCATCGCCAACCAATGGGCCCCGACCATCCCCGTGATCAACCCTCAGGCTGGTCTACCCAATCAACTTAACCAGACGAACCGCACCCGTCAGAACCGACGGGAGTGGATCGACCAGTGGCGAGGTGCTCAGTGAAAGGTGAAATCCAATCAGAGTTCGACCGTCTTGACAGTCGTCGCAGCAACAAGCTGCAGCGCGCTCAGGACTGTGCACGTCTCACCGTCCCCGGCCTGTACCCCGAGGAGGGGTTCACCGAGACGATGGAGATGCCTGACGTCTACAGCAGTCTTCCCGCCCGTGGCGTGATGGCCCTGTCGTCCCGGATGGTCAGCGCCATCTATCCGCTGAACCAGGCCCCCTTCTTCAACTTCGAGTTGGATCAGGCCTTCGTTCCCCAAGGCGCCGACCCGACCGAGACGATGGCGCAACTGTCCCGTCTCGACCGCAAGATCATGGACAAGCTGAGTTCGACAAACCTCCGTCAGGAGTTGTTCGTCCTCTTCCAGCACCTGATCGTCTGCGGCGACGCCCTCTTCGAGATCGTCGACGAGTACCAGTTCCGCGTCCACCGCATCGACCAGTACGTCGTCCAGCGCTATCCCGACGGTCGCGTCAAGCGCATCATCCTCCGCGAATGGGTCGATCCCGACGCCGTTCCCGAGAGTTGGCCGAAGAACGTCGACATGGACGAGGAGTACGAGGGCGTGGGTCCCACCGCGGACCACAAGCCGTTCTTCACCGAGATCGAGTGGGACGAGGAGACAGAGAAGTGGGAAGTCGAGAAGGAATACTGCGGCGTCATGGTCGACAGTGGTTCCTACGATGTCTGTCCCTACGTCCCTCAGGTGTGGTCCCGCATCGCGGGTGAGGACTACGGTCGCTCGCTCGTCGAGGAGCACATCGGTGACATCCGCACCCTCGAGGCCATCACCAAGGCACTCGTCGAGGCTGCCGTCGCCAACTCCGAGTTCCGCATCGGCGTCGACCCAACGGGCATCACCGAGGTGTCGGACCTTCAGGACACCGAGAACGGAGACTTCGTCCCTGCCCGTCAGGCCGACGTCTTCCCGATCCAGTTGCTCAAGCAGATCGACCTCGGCCCCATGGCCGCGGTTCGCAGCGACCTGACCCAGCAGTTGGGCAGGACCTTCCTTCTCCAGTCGTCGGTGCAGCGCACGGGCGACCGTGTGACCGCCACCGAGATCCGCGAGGTGGCCCAGGAACTCGACCAGACCCTCGGCGGTATCTTCAGCGGCCTCGCCCGTGACATCCAGATCCCGATCGTCAAGCGTGTCCTCGTCCTGATGGGACGCGACAAGCTTGTCCCCAAGGAGATCATCAAGCTGATCGAAGGCAAGGGTCCCCTGAACCTCAAGGTCCGCACGGGCCTCGAGGCACTCAACCGCGAGGTGACCAACAGTCAACTCTCCCAGTGGGCCGCGATGGTCGGTCAGATGGAAGCCGTTCAGCCGTACATCGACTGGTACGGATGGGCCATCAAGTGGACGTCGTCGTTCGGCCTCGAGCCGGTCGGCCTCGTCAAGACCCCGCAGCAGCTGCAGGAAGAGCAGCAGCAACAGGCACAGCAGTCGATTCAGGCCATGGCATCCGAGCAGATGATCGGTAGTCTTGGCAACATGGCAGAGATGGGCGCACAGGCGGCCCTTCAAGGACAACCTCAATGAGCGAAAACGAAACCCCCGAAGTGGACGTTGAACTGCAGCAGGTCGAGAACTTCGCTCGCAGCAACCCCAACAACCTCCCGCCCCAGTACGGCGGCGACCCAGACAAGTTCATCAAGTCGTGGAAGGACATGCGAGCGGAAATCACCCGTCTCCAGCAAGCCGGCAAAAAGCAGGAGGCCCCTCCCACGACTCCGGCAGCCGAGGCACCGCCCCCGGTCAAGACTCCGGACAACCTGACCATCCCCGAGAAGAAGGTCGAGACCAAGCCGACCGAGGACGAATGGAACCAGTGGGGTCAGGAGATCTCAGCCACAGGCGCGATCTCCGACGCCACCAAGGAAGCCATCCGTTCCCGCTTCGGCATCCCCGATCAGGTGGTCGACGCATATGTCGACGGCATCCGTGCCCGTCAGCGGCAGTTGGCCGAGGAGGCCAGCAAGGTCGTCGGCGGAACCGAGGAACTTCAGGCCACCATCCAGTGGGCCGCTGAAAACCTCGACGAAGCCGAGCGTCAGGCAGTGAACGCAGCACTCAAGCAACCCGGATGGCAGAACGTCATCCTCGGACTCAAGGCCCGTCGGGCCGCATCCAACACCGAACCAAAGTCCCGTGTGGCCGCGGTCTCCGGAGTTCCGGCCGGCATCAAGCCGTTCGCCAACTCCAAGGAGATGGTCGCGGCAATGCGTGACCCGCGCTACAAGTTCGACACCGAGTACCAGTCGATGGTTCAGGAACGAGTCCGCGCATCAGGAGTAATGAAGAATGGTTGACAGCATCAAGAACTTCATCAAGGACCGTCCCCACTTCATCTTCGTCGTGGTCCTGATCGCAACCCTCGGCACGGTCCTCGCCGCCCTGCAGGGATGCAACCTCGCCTCGTTCGTCAAGGTCGACGTGCCTCCTCAGGTGGCCGTCGCCGTGGGAGCCAGCGAGGAGACGACCCTCGACGAGGTCGACATGGTGTGGGCCGACTGGAAGATCTACGTCGAGACCAACACCAACCGCTTCGAGCGCTCCATCGAGGACGCTCAGGAGCGCTATGCGGTGATCTCGCAGATCACCGACATCGGCATCAAGGCGGCGGAAGGCGAGATCAGCGGTCTACCGGGAGGTACCATCCTCCTGTCGGGACTGTCGCTTCTCGCCGGTCTCTTCCTGAAGCGCCCGGGCGAGGACGCCCGTGTCGCCAAGGAGAAGCGCGACAGCTACAACAAGGGCATCGAGATCGGTGCCTCCGTCAAGCAGACCTGACGCACGGTTCGCCGTGCTGGCCCATCATCTAAGCAGGATCCCGTTGATCGGGTGTGCGGGTATCGAATCCCGCTGGGCCTTTCCGAAGCAGAGACCGTCCGGACTCCACATGGTGTGGAACAATCCTCGAGACGACAATCAAAGCGGAGGTAATGTTTCAAATGAACTAGATAGAGAACAAGAACAATGGCAACGACCAACCTGATCCGCTTTGGATCCAACCTCGCCAACTCGTCCCCCGCCCCGTCCGACATGTGGCTTCCCGTCTACGGCGGCGAAGTCATCACCGCCTTCCAGGAGTACAACCAGTTCCTGGACAAGGTCAACTACAAGACCATCACCAGCGGGACGACCATGAAGTTCCCCGCGACGTGGAAGATCGGCTCCGAGTACCATGAGGCCGGTACCGAGCTCCTCGGCCTCGATGTCGAGACGAAGGAGTACTCGATCAGCCTCGACGACCGTCCGCTGGTCGCCCACTTCGAGGTCGATGACATCGACACCGCGATGGCGCACTTCGACGTCCGCAACGAGATCGCCACCGAGACCGGTCGCGAACTCGCCCGTCAGATGGACCGCAAGATCGCGGCCCTCCTGCTCAACGCCGCGCGTACCAGCACCGACCTCGGCACCAACTCGTTCCCCGTCGGTGGCAACACGCTGCTCTACGGCGGCGCCACCACCGGTACGACCGACTTCAACCACGCCGACTGGGGCACCGAGGCCAACGCCGCGGCCCTCATCGAGTGGATCGGCAAGATCTGTCAGGAGATGGACGAGAACGACGTGCCTGTCTCCGAACGCTGCGCCGTGGTCAACGTCCCGCTGTACTACGCTCTCCGCAAGATGGGCCTTCCGTTCAGCAACGGCGGTACCCCCTCGTACGGCACCGCCAGCGCCAACGTCGGTACCCTCTGGGGCCGCAACGACACCGGCACCGCTGGTCCGAAGCTTCAGGACACGCAGGGCTACCAGCTCCCGATCGACGTCATGGGCGTCCCCGTGTACTGCTCGAACCACCTCCCGAACGCAACCATCTCGACCGGCCCCGCGAAGTATCAGGGCACGTTCGCCAAGAGCGGTGGCGTCGTGTTCCAGAAGTCGGCCATCGCCGTGCTTCAGATGATGGGCGTCCAGAGCGAGAAGTTCCGCGACGTCCGTCGTCAGTCGGACTTCATGGTCTCGAAGATGCTGATGGGCGGAGGCGCTCTCCGTCCGTACTGCGCGTACGAGATCCTCTCGGCCAACTGATCCTGGCATCCTGATTGATTGAACCCGGGGGCCCCGCAAGGGGCCCTCTCTCACAAAGAAAGAAGAACACAACATGCCCGTCACCACCGGCACTGTCAATCCCACGTCCACCGTCACCAACAAGACCGTCGTCGGTCGCAACGACGGCGGCTACTCGAACGACCTCAAGTTCTCGGTCGCCGCCAGCGGCACCTGCTCTTGGACGATCGACGCTGACGCCTACCCGTGCACGTTCCTCGTCGTCAGCAACAACACGGCCGCCACGACCTTCGGCACCATCATCGCCTACAACTCCTCGACCATCGACGTCGTCGCTGGTTCGTCGGGTCTTGATGACGGCGCTCCCGGTGCCACCACCGACTTCGGCGCTGCCATCAGCAGCGGCACGATCACGCTGACCGCCGGTTCGGCCATCACGAACCCGTCGATCGTCCGCGTCGTCCGCACCGCCTAACTGTCCCTTCGGGGAATTCGCTCCCGGCCCCTTACGCCGAAAGGCGTGAGGGGCTTTTCACTTCAAGGAACAAACACATGGGCGCACTATCCAAGCTTGATGCCGTCAACCGCATCCTCCGGGCATCGGGAGAGTATCCCGTGTCCACCCTATCCGTCACCGGTTCAAACGACGTCACCCTTGCCATCCAGACCTTGGATGAGGTGACGCTCCAGTGCCAGATGACGGGTCTCAACTGCAACACCGTCGAGAAGGAATTACTTCCCGACATCGACGGTCGCATCCTCATTCCAGACGACACCCTCGCCATCGACACCGTCGGAACCGACTACGGTCGGAACATCGTCCAGCGTGGGCGTACCCCGACCTACCTGTTCGATGTCGACAACAACACCGACATCTTCACGATCGGTACCCCACTGAACGTCCGCATCACCGTGTCACTGTCGTTCGAGTCCCTCCCCACCGCCGAGCAGTTCGAGGTGACGGATCAGGCGGCCCGAATGTACCAGATGGCTACGGTCGGAGAGATGGCTCAGGACAAGCTCCTGCAGGAGATCGCATTCATGTCGCGAGCCAAGAGCCGCGCGGCCGACATGCGGTCCCGTGACGTCAGTGCATTCACCAGCAACACCAAGTCGGCGTGGCCCAACATCGGCGCACGTCGCAACCAAGGACCATTCTGATGCTTCAGCGCATTGTCATTCCCGATCTAACAGGCGGTGTCAGCCGTCAGCCTGACGGTCAGCGTTTCCCGAATCAGGTCGAGGAAGCAGACAATGCCGTCATGCATCTCAGCCGGGGTCTCGAAAAGCGACCCGGATCAACCGTCGTCAACGACTTTACCAACCTGTCGGACGGAATTGGTGTTCACTGGATCGAGCGATCGGCGTCTGAACGCTACATCGTGATGTTCCACAACAACGCCTCGACTCCCGTCCACATCAGGACTCTGGACGGAACGTCGTGCACCGTCAACTACGATGCCGACGTGACCGACACCAAGGCGTACCTGACCACCGCGTACACCAACCTCAAGGCGATCACGATCGACGACACTACCATCGTCGTGAACACGTCTGTAACCACTGATCTCGATCCGTCCACCACGTCCTATCAGTACGCCGCGACCGATGTCGACAACTCAGCCAACGCCCACAACAAGGCGTCGTGGGAGGAGTTCGATCTCCCGCCACTGGCAGGTGGCGAAAACTGGTACGCACGTGACGATGCTCTAGGGCATCCCGCCGGATGGTACCAGTCCATCTCCACTTCGACCCAGCCGTGGTACCAGCGCGTCCAGACCCCGATGGCCGACTCGGCCCTCGATGCCGCCACGATGCCCATCCGCATCGTGCAGACATCGGCCACCGTGTTCGAGGTCAAGTTCTGTCCGTGGGTCCCACGCTACAGCGGCGACTCGCAGACCAACCCTGGCCCATCGTTCGTCGGTAAGAAGATCACCGACGTCTGCGTCCACCGCAACCGCCTGTGGTTCTCTGCGGGTGAGAATGTCGTCGGATCGGCCGCGGGTGACTTCTACAACTTCTGGCTCGACTCGTATGCCGGCGTCACCGACTCCGATCCCATCGACGTCAAGCTGTCGTCCAAGCAGGTGACGTCCATCCTGTGGATGGCTCCGTTCCAGCGCAGCATTGTCGTCTTCACCGCCAGCGGTCAGCAGTACGAGATCCGCGCCCAAGAGGCGATGAGCCCGACCACCGTGTCGGTCATCCCGTCCACGACCTACACGTCCCCCAACGCCCGGCCGACCGTCATCGGATCCCAGCTCTACTGGGCAGCCGACAAGGGTCCATGGTCCCAGGTCTACGAGTACCTGACGGACGAGAGCGCTGCTCAGTCGATCGCAATCGACGCAGCCGCCCATGTCGACGGATACATCCCGTCGGGCATCACCGAACTCAAGGCATCGTCGTCCAACGACATGCTGTTCCTCCGCACGGGAAACTCCCTGTACGTGAACCACATGTTCTGGCAGGGAGACAAGAAGCTCCAGTCGGCGTGGTGTCGCTGGACTCTCGACGATTGCCGAACCATCCTCGGAATGCATGTGATCGACGACTACCTGTATCTGGTGTCGCGCATCACGTACAACGCCACCCACCGTCTGAGGATCGAGAAGATCGCATTGCGTCATTCCGACGCCTTGCCCTCCTACTATCCCAGGATGGACTCCATCGTCGTCGCCACCTCTGGGTCGTTCAACTCGACCACGAAGAGGACGACGTTCTCGGTTCCCTACCTGATGCCTGAACTGAACGAGGTCTTCCTCGGTCCAGACTGGGGCAACAAGGAAGGCGTTCGATACGCCATCCACACCCTGACTCCGGGAACCACGACCACATTCGAGGTCTCCGGCAACCTGAGTGCGGAGGACGTCTACGTCGGTTGCTCCTACGACATGGTCGTGGAGTTGTCGAAGCAGCACGTCCGCGACAACAGCGGCGTACAGGCCGTCGGTGCCCTTCAGTTGAAGCAGTGCACCGTCCACCACAGGAACACAGGTTACTTCACGTTCGTCGTGGATCCACGGACGTCTCCGGCAAACAACCGTGTCTACAAGTACACGGGCAAGTCTCTCGGGGCAATCGGATTCATCACCAACCAGAACACACTCAGCGACAAGGACAGCCAGAACTTCAAGGTCATGGGCTCCAGCGGCAACGTCGACATCAGTCTCCGTTCCGACAGCCCTGCCCCCGTCAATGTCACGGGTCTTGAGTTCGTGGCCGACTTCGTCCTGAACAAGAGAAGCGCAGCGAGCACCTAATGCCAATCACACCAGCAGTCGCTGTCGCTATCGGCGCCGTAACCACCGCAGCATCGGTCGCATCATCTGCATACCAGAACAAGCAGCAGAAGAAGATGGCCGACTACCAGAACGCACAGCAGAAACTCGCATACGAGAAGACGCTGGCGGTCTCCAAGGCTCAGGGTGAGATCACGGCATCAGAGAAGCGTCGGCAGATCCAGAACAGATACGACGCCTACCGCGGGGCGTTGGCGGCATCGGCCGCGGAACGCGGAGCAGCCAGCAGCCGCAGCACCAGTGCCTTGGCCAACAGTCTCAGCATCCAAGCGGCACGTGAGTCGGCCAAGGTCTCCATGGAACAGCAGTTGAACCAGCAGAACCTTGCGATCAGCGCCATGCCCCAGTGGCAGGTGGCCCAGTCGTCCTCTCCGTTCCTTGCTGGAATCCAGGGAGGTCTTCAGGGTCTCAGCATGGGCGTGAGCCTGATGCAGGGACAACAGAGCCTCGATCTGGCTCGACAGCAAGCCGGAATCCAATAAGGAACAACCATGCCACGCGAGTACAGGACAACCCCAGGGCCGGCTTCACCTAATCCGGCCTCATTCGGCGCAGCCGATATCAATCTGCAGACGCCTCGGTTCGTCGCACAGACCGCCGTGGCCGCGCCCCAGAATCCATTCGAGGCCCTTCAGAAGATCCTCGGCATTGGAGCCGACATCGGTTCACAGATGCTGAGGATGCAGACGGCAGAGATCGAAGGAAAGATCAACTATGATCGGGCCGTAGAGGCCAAGCAGGAACGAGCCGAGGTGAAGGCTCGACGAGAAGCCTCCGACGAAGCTGCTCGATTTATGGCTGAACAGAAGCTGCGTCTTGCCAAGGCCAAGACACCTGAAGAAGCCAAGGCGATCGAGGAGGAACTGAAGTCTGCCAAGGGTCCAGAGTCCGTTGAGATGATGTCCGCACGTGCGGCTCTCGTCGAAGGATCCGAGTCGGAAGCCCGTCAGATGCAAGCCGAACTGGACAGGGAGCAGACCAAGAAGAAGGAAGACCTTCTCAACACTGCCCGTGCCTTCAACACTCAATATCTCGGCAGAATCGAAAGCGCGGTGGAAGCTGGTAGCGTCGAGCAGTTGACGGCGCTTCGAGACAACGCCATCCTTGAGTTTGAAAAAGAGACCAATCCGGAGAAACGCTCTGTACTTCAGTCTCTCCGCGCTATTGCCAACAACGAGATTGAGAAGCTACAGAACAAAGCCGAAGCTGACAATGTAAAGCGTGAGAACGCCGCAGTGACGGCTTCACGTACTCTGTGGATGGAAGCTTCCCTGCCGGTGGTTGACAAGCTAACTGGCAACATTCCAGCACTCGAGAAAAGTCTCGAGGACGTGACTGACGACAGTCTTCGAAGGACTCTTATCGACACTGTTCGAGATGGGGTTCTACGTGACAGGCCGGAAATGATGAAAATCATGGCCGAGGCCTCACAGGCTGAGAATGACGCGGCGTCTACTGCCATCAATCAGGCTGTTGATGGTGTCGTCAAGACCATTATCGGTCGACGCAACGCCCGTAATTATCAGGAAGCAATGGATGTCAAGATCGGTGACTACGCCAAACGGGCGGAAGAAAACATCGCTGTTCTTGACGAGATCACTACCGATCTTGATCTTCCTGTTCCTCAGCAGAAGATTGCTCTTAGAGACGCCACTGTTTCCTACGTAAACGCCGGTGAGTCCGATGTTGACAGCATGCGCCGTGCGTATTCTCTCCTTCGCCATTCGGAGCCAGCCGTGGCGGCTGCCGCGGATGCTGCCCTGAAGAAGCTTATCGAGGATACAAGCAGAGGTTTGCAGGAAGAGCGTCAGAACATCATCCAGACCACTCCCAGTACCGGTGATCTGGATGCCGCAGGGTGGAACACCCGGTTCAGGACCAAGGATGAACTCATCAACTGGTTCCTGGGTCGTATCGGAACTGACCGTGAAGCCTATGAGGCCAACCCTGATATTCAGCACGTGCTTAGTCCGACTGTGACTGCGATTGGAGAGCAATTCGATCAGGACACAGCAAGAACGGAAAGAAACAACAGGAGTCTTGCAGCCAGAGCAAAGGCGGCCACCAGGGACGGTCGCACCACCACCAAGGTGGAGGACATCTGGAAGTACTCGCCCCTTCATCAGGCCTTCGAGGACGGTTCCTACGTGGAACTGGCCCCGAGCCAGATGTACGCGATGATGTATGAGTCCCTCGTCGGATACGCCGACGTCGCTGTCCCAGCGTCTCTTGCCAAGGTCGTCATCGACGGTGCAGACAACCCCCAGAACTTCGCTGCAGTCCAGCAGTTCTGGCGAATCATGAACAAGTCGGTCGACCCGACCGCTCGAAACGCGATGCTGTCCAACGACAAGTATCAGACTTCGTACGCGATCGCCACTGCTCTGGATTTCATGAACTTCAATCCCGAGAACACCAGCCCGGTGATCCAGAGTGTCGTCACCTCCTTCGCGTCCAATCTCAAGGCCTACAAGGAACCTGAGAAGGACTCTGTCGAGGGCAGGGCCAAGCGCAACGAGATCAACAGTGCAATTTCCACCCTCGCCCAAGGGGCGGGTCTGGACATGTCGAGGATCACCGACTACTCGGGCGTCGAGGTCAAGGAAGTGATGGGTCTCATGTCCCCGACGGACAGGGAGATCATGTATCAGTTCGCCACCATGGCCGCCAACTATCCCGATACGGGCAGTCAGGGCGGCTTCATGGCGGAACTGATGGCCAAGAACGGCTACAGGATCTATCCTCACACCGTTCAGGGCGCACCGAAGTTCAGCCTTGTGCAGAACGTCCCGGGTCGCCTTGGTACCACTCCTCTTCCGGAACCAGCCGTGATGGAGACTAGGGAGTGGGCTGCGTACCTTGAATCTCTGAAGCCGGCCATCGCCAGGGATCTCAACAGCCGTCGTCAGCTAGACAACACTGGTACTCCCATTACCTTCTCCCCGGACAAGCTGGGGAATGTTGAAGTAGTGATGTACGATCAGGACACAAGGGACGGCTTTGCAACCGTCCGCGTCTGGGAAACCAACCGTTGGATCAACATCGACAGTGTTCGACCGACCAAGGAGGGCTTCGAGTCCTTCAAGGCGTCGTACAAACGTCCGAAAATGGTGTCGCCTCAGGAATACGGGCGACCAAAGTTCTAAGAAAGACAACTCCATGACCACTTTCAACTATGATCGTCGTGATTTCTATCAGAGGGAAGGTGAAAGTGGAGTCTACACCGCCCCGTCCCTCCTTTCCGGAGGAACGGCGGCTTCCTATGTGCCCAGCTTCATCGCAACCCAGGTGGATCGTTCCATCTACGGTGCGACCGAAGGCGGGGCTGGATCGTGGGCCTTTGGCTCGCTCAGGACACCTCAGCGCTTCTTCCTTGACTTGAAGATGGGCTGGGATCCTGACGTCGCTACCCGACCAGATCCCAACTGGAACGCAAAACAGGCAGGAGCGTTCTGGGAGACCCTTCCTCCAGAGCAGACGGCCGCAGTGCTGTACACCGGAGGAGAGGATCTCAAGAAGGACATCATCGAGAACTCGGTGTCCTTCGACCACTTTCAGCAGCGTCTCAGCGAGATCGAGACCATCACCCGAGCCAAGGTCGCCATCGAGAAGTACGATCAGGAGTCCAACTTCCTGACCTACGGTCTCCACAAGGCCTTTTCAGGTGGTGTGAACTATGTGTTCTCGGATCCCCTGACCACGATCTCCATCGCGGCTTCGGCGGGTCTTGCCGCCCCCGCCGTGGCGGGTGCCGCGGCTTCCGGTGTGGCAACTGCCAACACCTTGTCGTTCGGTGCCCGTGTCGCTCAGTTCGCCGCCACCTACAACAGGACTTGGCGAACCGCAACCTACCTGTGGGACGGTCTCGACGGCGCCTCATCGGCGTATTCGTCATGGGATCAGCTCAACAGCGACGGCTACCGCATCTACGGAAAGACGTACAAGGCCGATGACAACTGGACCGACGACGTCGCGTTTGGCGCCGTCCTCGGCTTGACTTTCGCTGGAGCCAGTGATTTCCTTGGTCGCGGCATGAAGAAGGCCGACGAGGCCGCTCCTTCTGCAGTGACGTCCATGGAGAACATGGCAGCCCGTAGCGCGGAAGGAACCCTCGGTACCGCTCTGGATCACGTCGCACTCAGTGCATGGCGTTCGTCCAAGAGTCGTCTTGAGCGGTCGCTTGATACCATCACTGGTCCCAACACCGAACTTCGCCGCGTCCTCATGGACGACGAGGCTCGTCGCGGAGCCCTCTGGGGCACCCGCGAGGACATGGACCAGCTGTCGGATTGGATCGAGACCAACAAGCCCAACGCCGACGAACTGTCCCAGTATGTCGCTGACCGCGCAATCGCGGCAGAGCAGAACAGGCAGCTTGTCGAGAGTTGGCAAGGAGAGGTAGAGGACTATGTCCTCGGAGGGGGTGATCAGCGTCACTTCTTCCGCAAGAAGGCTGCAGATCTCCTTCGCAAGCACATGGGCGACGACTTCGGTCAGTTCCGCTTCGTCCTCGACTACCTCGAGGAGGCAAGCGGTGACGCGCGAATCGTCGCTGAGTGGATGGCACGTGGTGACAGGGATCGTGTGATCCGTGTCGCCAATGCCGTCAACGCCAACAAGCGTGTCGGTATCCTCGAGGACAATGCGATCAAGGCAGCCCTTGAGCGTGTCCGTCTTCAGGGCCTACAGGCGGCAGCGGACGAGACCGTTCAGGCAGCCAACCGCATCCACGACAACATCATACAGGGACGGTTCCAGGGTGCCGTGGACATCCTCAATGAAATGCATCAGGAGGCGGCCACCCGTCAGGGTAACCTCCTTGCTCAGGTGGATGGAGCGATCAACCAGCTGAACGACGCCTTCGTTCGTCTCAACGACGAGGCGTTCGAGAAGCTCGATCACTACAAGGAAATGATGCTTGCCCTTCGCAAGGTCAGGGAAGCCATCTCGTCGACCCGTGGTCGGGGAGAAGCGACCCGAAACCGACTTGCACGGGCAATGGATCCCGAGGCTGACAACGCAGCTGTGTTGAATGCATCGCGTGAGATCGTCGATGACGATCCGCTGATGTCGACCGCCTTGATGGACGCTGTCGATGAACTCAGGGTGGCGTCAGACAACTTCAAGAAGGCAGAGGAAACCCTCAGCGGTACCCTCGACGAGGTGCGTCGCACACGTCGTGAGATCATCGCCAAAGCTGGCAAGGACGCTCTGGATCGCACCATGGAGGAGTCGGGTACCTTCCCGTTGTGGAAGGTGGACCTGACCGCCGCTGGTTTCGATGCGGTGCGCCGCAGTGCAATACGCCAGACCCAAGTAGCCAACCGGTGGAAGGTCGAGTTCGTCGACTACTTCCTAGGTGAGAACACCGCCGACAACATGCTGAATGCGGGTACGAATCCACTTCGTCCCGTGCTTCGTGAGCGCAAGCCCATCCAGCGCATGAGTGTCGCGGAGCAGGAGAAGGTCATCAACGAGGAGATCGCGGCAATCGCACCGGAGGTCGCAGCAGTGCGAGCCGGAGCGGTTGACGTCTCCCTCGATGTCAAGATCGCCAATCTTCGAGACGCATCCGCCAAGATGCGGAAGGGTCTCGAGGATGCAAAGGGAATGCTGGAGCGTCGCGTCGACAAGACCGACGAGGGTAGCAAGCGCATCAGCGACATGATCGCCAAGCGTGAGCGCACCCTAAAGCGAACCGACAGTCTCATCAAGAGGTTGGAAGGCGAACTCCAGGGTCAGGTCGATGTCCTGAACAGGGACATATCGCCAGCAGCTACGATCACGGCAGACACCGTCAGGACCGCCCGTAACGCCGAGAGGATCGCCGCCCACACCAAGGCGGCCGAGAAGCTCAAGGGCGTTGATCCGATGACCAAGAAGGGTCGCAACCTCAGGGACAAGGTACGTACCGCCGCTGCAGACATGCAGGGTGGAACCAAGTTCAACTCCCTGACTCGCGAGGCCGAGATGGTCGCAGACGAGCTTCGTGTGGCCAAGGACAACATGGATAGGCTTGTCAAGGGTGGAGCAGCCGAGGCCGACCCCGCGGTCAAGATCCATCGCGACGAGGTCGCGTACCTCGAGAAGCGAGCCAACGCAATCAAGGGAGAGATCGACGCCATCAACGGCCGTCCGGCCATGATCCGTCGCAGTCACGAACTGCAGGGTGCCAACCCTCCCGTGACCGACATCGTCGAGATCTCCCGCCTCCGTGCCGGTATCGCTTCGGCGGTAAGGAACGGAGAGCCGGAGATTGCCGAGGAGATGAACCGTCTCCTGTACAACAAGTACGGTGACGCCACCCGTCTTCCGCGTTGGCGTGAACTCGAGGACTTCTTCACCCGTCGCGAGAACGACATCATCGACGGAAACCCCACCGAGGAACTGATGGCCGTGTCCGTAGAAGGACGCAACATCAAGTTCTCCGTCATGGAGCGTCCTGTTGGTGATGTCGTGACAAGGGAGGGACTGGATGTCGCAGCCTCCCGGCTGCCCACCAAGCCTGACATGCCGTCAGGCAAGGGCATCACTGTCCCGACCGAGTCCACGAAGAAGGCTGCAAAGGAGATGCGCGACCAGCAGATGCTGGAGCATGCCGTGACCACCGATGCAGGTGCCATCGCGGAGCGCAGCCGTCTAGAGAATGCCCGTACCATCAGGTACGAGACGTCGAATGTGCTCGAGTCCACGCCGGACACCCCAACGGGGACTACGGCCACAGGCTCGAAGCCTCAGCCCAAGAAGGAAGGCAAGCCCACCGCCGAGGAGGAGAAGGCAGCCAAGGAACAGAAGATCCTTGACTCGCTGAGTCCTGCTCAGAACCCAGGTGAGCGTCTGGTCATCACCAACGACATCCTCATGAGGATGGGACAGGTTCCCATTCTCAGGGGTCTTGGTCGTGCGCTGTTCAAGTTGCAGACCGCAGGTACCGGTTTTGGTTCCATCCACGGCTCCAGTCGTGCCTTGGACATGCTTGTCACCGCGTTCAACATGCTTGACCGTCCCGAGGCTCTTGTCAAGTCCCTCGGATTCAACAACGGCTCCAGCCGCACTCTCCAGAATTTCAGAGATCAGGGACGCATCGCCGTCAACGAACTGGCTGTAATCGAGCAGCGCGCACGTCGTGCTGGTCAGTACACCGGTGCCGTCGACGAGGACAGGTTGCTTCAGGATGCCCTCGACAACGGGGATCCATCCGCCCTCAACCCAGGCATGCGGGAGATGTACGATGTCATGCGTCGTCACTACGACGAATCAGGACGTCGTCTCGCCGTCACCGCAGGTGAGGGTACCCTCCGTCCTAACTACCGTCCCCGAGAAGGTAATACGCCACACATCATGGCTAGGATGCAGGAGGCCAAGAACTCGTTCCGTGATGCCTATGCAGATCGGATCATGAACTCCGGCCAGCCTATCCCTGATGCTTTGGCAGACCGCATCGGTGTTCCACGTGGAACAGCCTACAATGTCCTTAGCTCGGCCGATCAGGCCGCATTCAGGGACGCCGTAACCGAGTACGCCAACGACATGGCGGGTCAGACGATCTCTCGTCTAACCCACGGTGTCACCGAGGCTGGTGTCGGCTACCGCCGCGCCACCACCGGTGCAGACTCACGGGCCGCCCGTACCCTCGAGGACGAGGTGTACCGCGACCCACGTGTCCGTCAGTGGTACGTCCAGTCTCCGCTGCAGGAGCACAAGGTCTACATGGAGATCCGTTCTCCGCAGATCCTGTTCGATGCCCAGTTGTCCGAGGCGCTTGGAATGAGCGCCACGTTCGACGATGTCATCGGAGCCCTGCGCCTTCATGTCAGTCGTATTCCCGATCCCAACTTCAAGGCTGAGTTCGGGACCGCCATCGACCGGCTCGAGCGCAAGTGGAACTACCACACCGGACGTGCCCAGTACGTCCACAACGAGTTCCTCGACCCCGCCTTCCGAGCCAGCACCGGAGTTGTCCGTGGCTCGTTCGGATCGTTCTGGGGTCTTTCTGGAATGGTCACAGAGATTCCCCGTGCACTGGTGGCAGCCAAGATGTACGGAGGATCCATGCAGGGAATCTTCGACATGCTCCATGCCATCCGTCGATCGGGTGACCTGAGCGCAGTCGAGGACATCGCCCATGCAACTGACCAGTACGTCACGCATGCCCACTCGTCCTTCGGATCCAGCGTCGGTACCTCGTTCACCGAGAGACTGATCGCTCCATGGGAGCGGGTGTGGCACACGATGCGTGGAGAGGAAGTCCTGACCAACGGTGGAGTGGGTATGTCCCGCTTCTCCAGCACCGTCGTCGCAGCCGCGGAAGCCTATGGCGAAACCGGAATGCGTCTTGGCGGAATGCAGTACTTCTCAGGAATCGCCCGTGTCATCGCAGACCGTCAGGCCAAGAGGTTCATCAGCAGGAACATCGACAACATGGAACGTCTCGCGACCGCCCTTCAGGGCATCGGAGCCGTTGCCGAGAACACCCCGGCATCCCGTGCCGCGTTCAAGAACGCAGCCCGTGAGGCAGGTATTCCCTATGACGTCGCCCTCCAGATGAACCATGCCGGACTCCTGACCCCTGACACCGTACGCGCCCTGCGCAACGGTCTCGCAGGACAGGACGAGGTGTGGAACCTCGGTATGCTCCGTGGTCGCGTGGACGACCGCACCATGGGTGCGGCTATGGACTTCCTCACGGCAGCCCATAACTTCCATGTGCCCACCTCCAGCCTCGCGTCATCCGTCGAGGCCGGCAACGTGTTCGGAAAGCTGTTCTACAACCTCACCAACTACAGCCGTGCGTTCGCGCTGAACGTGGCCTTCAGGACCGCCGCCAACGGCCGTCTTGCGACCATGCTCGGTACGTTTGCCGCGGTCATGATCGGTGAGAACCTGTACCAGACCTCGCGAGAAGTCGCCACAGGAAAGACCAGCGTGGAGAAGTTGGAGGAGGAGTGGAACGATGATCCGACCTCGTTCTTCCTCAAGCGTGCCGTCAAGTCCCCGTGGCTTGGCGCACACAATGGAATGGCCCACTCCGCTGTGGAGGCATTCACCGGTGGATCCTCGGCGGCCGCCATGCGCGGCAACAACGTCCTTGGGCCCATCATCCAGAGCGGCAACCAACTTCAGAAGCTGATCTTCTCCAACGAGAAGACAGGAGAGCGTGACTTCAAGTTCCTGGAAACACACACCCCAATCTACAACGCCTGGTATTCCAGGATGATGTTGGGAATCGAGGAGTAATAGAACATGGCATACTCTTACGTTGAGTATGTCGGTACCGTCGGCGGCACCACCGGCCCGTTCTCATACGGGTCGGTGGCGCTGCTGGACGCCGACACGGAGTCCATCTCCACCCAGCTCAAGGTCTACAAGAACGGGACCTTGCTGACAATCACGACAGACTACACGATCGACACGATCAACGAAGAGGTCGACACCGTCGCCAATGTCTACGACACCGATGTCATCCGGATTGCCCGTGAAACGAAGGGCGACGCCAGATACGTCGACTACGTCGATTCGACGAACGTCACTTCTGAACTGCTCGATCTCGACAGCAACCAGCTGTTCTTCCTTGTTCAAGAGGCAGCCGACCTCCAGTCCGATGCCATGACCCGTGGTACGGATGGTCAGTGGAACGGTCGTGGATACCGCGTAGGCAACCTCGCCTCGGGTGTCTATGGCACCGATGCCGTCACCGTCAACCAGTTGAACGCCGCCGTCTCGGGAGCCCTTCCGGCCACCCTGAGCGGAATTGGTACGCTGGTCTACAGCGGAGACGGAGCAACCACCGACTTCCCGCTTCCCAGCGCCATCTCGGCAATCACCGATCCCGACGATGTCGAGGTCTACATCAACGGTCTCCGTCAGCGTCCGACCACCCACTACACGTTGGTGTCGGCCGCTGTGCGCATCACTCCCGCCCCCTCGGCGGCAGACCGCATCATGCTGGCGTACCCCGAGGGAGCCGTCTCGGCTGTCCTGACGACCAACTCCGTCACGACCAACAGCATCCAGTCGAATGCCGTCACCGTCGCCAAGATCAACCCCGGCACCAACGGACAGGTCCTCACGACCACCGCAGGTGCCGCCGCTTGGACGACTCCGACCGCCTCGCTGATCACGGACTTTGATACTCAGGTCAGGACCAACCGTCTCGATCAGATGACGGCTCCTACCGCAACCGTCTCCCTGAACAGCCAGCGCATCTCGGATCTCGCCACTCCGACCACCGGTACGGATGCCGCGACCAAGACATATGTCGACAACATCCGCGATCTCACGGCAATGACCGCGAAACCGACCGTAACTGGTTCAGTCACGACCGGCAACTTCTCGGCTACCTGTGGCTTCACCGCCGGTCATTTCACGGTTCTGGTTCCCATCGTCCACAGCGGAGCCTCGCATTATGCGACCGTCTCCGGTGTGATCACGTCGACTCTCACCACCAATACCGGCAACCCGATCCGTGTATTTGTCCCTGACACCGACGCTGGAGGTGGAGCTTACTTCACACTCGAGTTCACCCGCACCATCATTGGTAGCGGATCCTCGGTTGCGTTCACCTTCACGCGTGTCGCCCAGAACTCCATCGGAGCCGGCAACATCGAGGTCGATACCAGCCGAACTGCACATGTGTTCCTTGCACGGGGGTCTAGCTGATGGCTACTGAACAGATTCAAACCAACCAGATCTCCGGCTACTCGGGTGGCGGACAGATGGAGACACAGATCATCTCCTTGGCTGGAGGAGCCGCCGACAAGACGACGTCCGCCTTTGGTTTCGTCGTCGGTCCTGTCCTGATTGAAGTAACCGCAGGAAGTGACGACGCCACCGATGTCTATGCGACTCTGTGGGTCAACATGCGGTCGTTCAGCGGAACCAAGACTGGTAACGTCACTAACCGAAAGGCCCGTGGAGTTACGGGTGGATCGACATGCCACTGCTATGTCGACCGTACCACCTCAGGTACGGTTCTAGTTGTCTCCCAGATTGATCAGGGAGCCGACTTTGAAGCCGACGGCACCAGCATCGCTTCGGTCAACCTCAAGAACTGGCCAGCCTCAGGCCGCCTCCGCATCACCGCGTGGGAGGATACTCAGTCATGAGCATGACGCTTGAGGATCTGATCAAGCTTGTCGCCATGATCGGAATCCCTGCCTTGGGTTCGGTTGCCTGGCTGATAACCATGTTGATGACCATCAGAGCCGACTTGAAGAAGATAGAGGTTCAACTCGAGATGCGCAACAACCTCTACGAGGATCGCATCTCACGCCTCGAGCGACATGTCCACGACATTCGTAACTCCCTACAGGCACTGACCTTAGGTCTTGCAAGAAAGGGGCTTGACGATGAGCCAGAACAAGGACGATAAGTCAGACCAGATGTGGCATCTCACCGCCGATGCCATCATTGACGCCATGAAGGATCCAGACCGGGTGTCTCCCGGCTGGGCTCAGGCCGCTCTCCGTTTCCTCAAGGACAACGGGGTTCAGGCTCTTGACCTTCCCAACGGCAAGATCGAGAAGATGCGGGAAATCCTTCCTTTCAAGAAAGTCTCCTAAATGAAGAACCTTACACTCTACAGCGGAACCCTTAGCGCTGGTGCCAGCACAGGATCGGAAGTCAACATCTCCGTCAGTCCCCACCCGGCCAGCGTCATGCTTCCGGTTGAGATCGACTGCTCGTCCACGGTTCCCGTTGTCACGATCCAAGGCAAGCTGACGTCCGCGGCCGGTTGGTCGGACCTGTCCTCCACCGTCTCCGGAACCCTCCAGCTCGTTCCTCGCTGCAACTACTACCGCGTCAGCATCGCTTCCGCCGCCGGTGGTGAAACCCTCAAGGTCACTCTGGGGGTCATGTGAGCTGCATCGCCGCCATACAATACGCACTGTTCAAGGACCCCAATCACAATGTGTTTGGCTACACGGATGCGGCCAAGTGTACGGCGGCGATTCGCCTTCCGGACAACGGCAAGTATTCGTGGGTCGACAAGGGCTGGTGGGCCGAATCATGGTCTAACTGGTCGCCCGGCAGTCCATCTGCTGACGTCTCCCCAGGTGGAGAGATTGCGTACAACGCAACCGGACGTGTCCAGCTGTATGGAAGCACCACCGCAGAGAACGCACGATCCGCCCTCAGGGACAACGGAAACCACCTGTTTCCGTTTTCCAACATTTCCTCGAGACAGTCGCAGAACTACGGCATCCTTGTCGAGGCGCGTGTGCGTCTTCCAGACGCGACTCCAACCGGATTTGTGTTCGTTGGAATGCTGAGAGCCCACGCAACGGATTCCACGATTTCTGGAATGGAGCGAATGCTTGGATTCGTGAACACGGCCCAAGCGTCCAACTGGCGCGCTGTATCCATGCGCAACTTCAATCCGGCGGATGGAATCACCCCGTCAGACTTCAGGAAGGACACATCCATTGGAATCACTGGAAGTGTCTTCTGCAACATGGTCCTAGAGGTCTCCGGTGCAGGAAAGTCGGCTAGGTGGCGAGCCTCGTCCGGAGTCTGGACCAACAACAAGATTCCGGTAATCACGACCGCGACCGATGCCGACCTTCCAAGTCGTCGTGGCGAGGGCGTCATGGACTTCGGTGTCCAGATTCGCGAGTGGGAGGATGATGCCATTCCCCCTGCCGTGCCTATGACCGCCACGTTCTCTCGTCTGAACATCTGGGCATGGCGTCCCGGCTTCGTAGCCACCCGCCCTGTCTACAGGTACAACTAACCGATGCTGGGGGTCGAAAGGCCCCCAGATCGTTTCTAAGGCCCCTAGAAGCCTCGCTGAGGCATTCTGTGACTTTGGGGGTATCTCCGGAGGGGTAGACCCTCCGACGTCTCTAATAGCCTTATAGGCGGTTTCTGAATCATGACCGATAATGAATACACCCTGATGCTGAAGTCCGACTTCCGGAACTTTGCCTTCAGGGCATGGCAGGTTCTGGGTCTACCGGCCCCGTCCGAGATCCAGTACGACGTGTGCGACTACCTGCAGAACGGTCCCAACCGCAGGATGATCCAGGCCATGCGTGGCTTCGGCAAGTCCTACCTGACGGCGACCTACACGGCTTGGCGACTGTACTGCAATCCCGACACGACCATCCTGTGCGTGTCGGCTGTTCAGACCCGAGCCCGGGAGTTCATCCTTCTGGTCAGGCGCCTGATCGACAGCATGGAGGAACTCCACCACCTGAGGCCCGGGGAGTGGGATCGGGACGGTGCAGACAGGTTCGACGTCGGCTGCAGGACCACCCCCAGCAAGAACCCCTCGGTGGCCGCCTACGGCATCAAGAGCATGATCACGGGTACCCACGTGGACGTCATCATCAACGACGACGTGGAGATCCCGGACAACAGCCGCACCGTGGAGGCACGGGATGGACTGATGCAGCGCCTCAGGGAGTTCGAGAACATCCTGAACCCCGGCGGGGACATCGTCTATCTGGGTACACCCCAGACAGAGGACTCGGTGTACAACCGTCTTGCCCAGCACTACAGCTGCCGACGATGGCCGGCACGGTACCCAGACCCGACCGACAGCGCCCGAATGGTGAACATTGCCCCGTGGCTTCTCGAGAACCTGACGGAGGAGAAGGCCAAGCCGGGGGATCCGACCTACCCATCCTATTATCCGGACGACCTCCTGATTGAGCGAGAGGCCATCATGGGCCCCTCGATGTTCGCCCTGCAGATGCTGTTGGACACGACACTCAGCGATGCCGACCGGTATCCGCTCAGGTGCTCGAATCTGATCGTCTGGGACATGGCCACCAACATGGCCCCTATGAACGTCATCTGGGGTACGACCTCCCCTGCCAACATCGAGTGTGGTGGCATGGCTGGAGACAAGTGGTACAATGCCGTCCATACCGACAACAGGTGGGCAGAGTACGAGAACACGATCATGTACATCGACCCGGCAGGTCGAGGCGAGGATCAGACAGGCTACTGTGTCGCCCGTCTACTGAACGGCATGGTGCATGTTCCCGAGTGTGACGGCCTGACAGGTGGTCACAGTGACGACACTCTGGTCAGGTTGGCTGAGATAGCCCACAGGTATGGGGTCAAGACCGTAGTGATCGAGAGCAACTGGGGTGATGGCATGTATGGCCGTCTCCTGCAGCCGCACCTCGCACGGGTGGCCGGTACGGTCGCCGTGGAGGAGAAGAGGTCCAAGGGACAGAAGGAACTGAGGATCATCGACACCCTCGAGCCGATCATGGCCCAGCACAGGCTGTGTGTCTCCCCCCAGGTGGCAAGGAACCCCGTTCTGGTCAACCAGATGACCCGCATCACACGGGACAAGGACTCCCTGAAGCACGACGATCAGGTCGAGGCCCTCGCTGGAGCCGTGGCATGGTTCAAGGATCAGATGGCCTTGGACTCCGGCAAGAGGGTGGATGACATGGAGAGGTTGCAGATCGAGAAGGTAGCCAAGGAGTTCCTCAAGGAATGGAACAACCCCAAGGCATCCCGGTATGTCCTGCCCCTGTCAGGAGGTCTGTTCACCCCCGAGGCAGCCAAGGAATGGAAGGGTAAGACCCCCGCTGGAAGCCGGTGGGGCGGTCGCAGAATGGGCCGGAGATGATTTACCCGACGGGAATGAGGGAAACTCATACTTATAGTATAGGGATGTACCTACAGGAGAGTCTTAAGGGGAGTCGTGTCGACTGTCCTTAGGGCTCTCCTGTGGGCTGTCGTGTCGACTGTCCTCCCTGTGAGAAATCGACTGGGGGTCAGATATTCAAGTCGGGGTATGGAGCTCCTCGCGCTGCGCCGTCCCCCCGTACCC